CTGTCTCCGAATTTCCGTGCGCACAGGCCCACCAAATTTTTTGAGCAATTAGGGCAAATTTGATTTATCCACAAAAATTTGCTATCATATAGTTAAAGAATTAAATAAGGAGAACAAAACTATATGAATTTGGTTAAAGCTATATATAAAGCTCCTGTGATTATGAAAGATTATTGGGAAGAGGAAGGCGTTACCAACGTAAAGATTTGTTATCAAGGACAAACCTTCCATGGTGCAGCGTTACTAAGCAAAGAAGATGAAGGCTTCTATTCTAAAAAAGTAGGATATAATCTCGCTCTATCAAAAGCAAGAATTGAAGCTCTTGAATATTTCTATAAACAAGAGAAAGATAAGTTTAATGTTCGCAATCAGTTTTATCAAGAGGTATTAGGTCTTGGTGCTAAAACTCCTGCGGAAGTTGACCCCTCAGGTGCCTTTAACCGCAATTTGATGCGCATTAAAGGTCGCATGACCGCATTAAAAGAAGCACTCGATAAAGAAAAAGATATGTTAAAGAAATATATTGAAGGTCAAAATAAAGCTATTGAATCTGTCAGACGCTTTAGACAGAAGGCCGATAATAATTAAAAAATACCTTTTATTTATCATAATAAGTAAGAGGTGGTTATATTGACATTATTATATATTTCATTTGGGATTCTCTTTATCACTGTGGGTGCCACCTTACTCAACAGTATTAGCGAAATCATTAGCGCGGTTACTGAACTTATTAAAGCTAATATTAACGAACGAATTGTTCGGCATAATGTAAAGATTAATAAGCTTAGTGAAGGAGAAACTCATGCTAGGGCAATAGGATTTGCCACTACATTCGAAGAGGAAGATGACGATGAATAAAGACCTAAGATTCCCAACAGATAGATACTTCTATGACACTTGCTCTCTGATCGCCGCAGGTGAAAGTCTATTTGAGACAGACGAGCCGTTTTTAATTTCTTCTATTACTCTCAAGGAATTGGAAAGAATTAAAACAGCTTCTAATAAGGATATTGATGTCAAATATTCCGCTCGTCTATTGCTTCATAATTTTGAACAATATCCAGATAAATATGAAGTAATTCCCCATAAGGTAGACTACGAAAAGCGTATTACCGATATGGGATTTGACTTAACAGACGATACAAGAATCTTGTCTGACGCTCTTCATTGCGATGAGCGAGATGATATCGTCTTTGTAACAAACGATTTAAGCCTAAAGCATATCGCTGGTTGCTTCTTTGGCGACGGTATGATTGAAAGTATTCCCGAAGAGATTGATAATTATACCGGTTATATTGAAGTAACACTTACCGACGAAGAACTTGCAGAGTTCTATCAAAATCCTAATGATAACCCATTTGGCTTGCTACCTGGTCAATATATTATTATCAAGAGTAGTGATAATGAGATTGTTGACCTGCGGGTTTGGGATGGCGTAGAGTATAGTTATCTTGCTTCTAAGTCTATTAACTCTAAGTGGTTTGGTAAAATTGCTCCTTATGAGGGTGATATTTACCAAAAAATGCTGTTTGATAGTTTAAGAAATAATAAGCTAACCTTGGTAAAGGGTCCCGCAGGTAGCGGCAAAACTTATGTTTCTCTTGCTTACCTAATGGCAAAACTAGAAGCACATGAACTCGATAAGATTATCGTATTCTGTAATACTATTGCTACTGCCAATTCTGCTAGACTGGGTTACTATCCTGGTACAAAGGATGAAAAACTACTCGATTCTCAGATCGGTAACCTACTGAGCAGTAAGTTTGGTGGCCGCGAAGGTGTCGAAAAGCTAATTGCGGAGGGTAAGTTAGTTCTTCTACCATTCTCTGATATTCGAGGATATGACACAAGCGGTATGAAAGCAGGCATTTATATTTCCGAGGCTCAGAACCTTGACCGCACTCTTATGAAACTGGCTCTACAAAGAGTGGGCGAGGATTGCATCTGTATCATTGATGGTGACGAAAAGACTCAGGTTGATGATATTCATTTCTCTGGAGCAAATAACGGTATGCGCCGTGTCTCTAAAGTCTTTAGAGGTAAGGATGCATATGGAGAAGTAGCCTTAAGAAATATTTATAGAAGTAAGATTGCATCTATTGCAGATGCTATTTAATAAGAAAATTAGAGAAGCAATCTTTGATTGCTTCTCTTTTTATATACCCTAAATGGAGGTGAGATTATTGGCGGACAATGCCAAGGTTATTTGGAACTATTTCAAAGCTAAAGGCTTAAGTAATTGCGGAATCGCGGGTCTAATGGGCAATTTGTATGCAGAGAGTGGATTAAATCCGGTGAATCTACAAAACTCATATGAAAAGAAATTAGGCATGACCGATTCTTAGTATACGCAAGCCGTTGATAATGGTTCATACTCCAATTTCGTTAAAGACTCTGCTGGATACGGTCTAGCTCAGTGGACATATTGGAGCCGCAAACAAGGATTACTTAAACTGTGTAGAAGTCGAAGTAAGTCAATTGGAGATCTGAATACCCAATTAGATTTTTTATACCAGGAGCTAAGTACAAGTTATTCCTAGTTATTAAAAATCTTAAAGACTACCTCATCTGTTGAAGAAGCATCTAATTTAGTTATCACTCAATTCGAGCGACCGGCTGATCAAAGTTCCGCGGCCTTACAAAAACGTGCCGCATATAGCCAACAATTCTTCAACTCCTACGCAACACAAAAGGAGGAAGCAACTGGGATGAAGTATTCTGATACAAACAAGCCTATTGTATGTATGCAAACCAATAGCAAGTGCTATAAGAACACTGGAAGAATGAATCCTGTGGGCATCCTATGGCACAGCACCGGATGTAATAACCCAAATCTCAAACGCTATGTGCAACCATTAGCAACAGATGCCAACTATAATGAAATGATTAAACTGCTCGGCAAGAATACTAGCGGAAACGACTGGAATCACGTTAGTGTTGATGCCGGGCTTAATTGTTGGATCGGCAAACTCGCAGATGGCTCTGTAGCAACAGTACAGACCATGCCATGGAATTATAAGCCATGGGGTTGCGGCTCTGGCCCTAAAGGCTCTTGCAACAATGGTTGGATTCAGTTTGAGATTTGCGAAGACGCGCTCAATGACGCGAATTATTTTGATAAAGTATATAAAGAAGCCTGTGAATTAACAGCTTATTTATGCAAACTTTATAACATTGATCCAAATGGAACAGTAAAATATAATGGTGTAACTGTTCCAACTATTCTATGTCATGTAGATAGTAATAAGTTAGGACTTGGCTCTGCGCACGCAGACGTCTTACACTGGTTCCCAAAATTTGGAAAGAACATGACTACTGTAAGACAGGACGTTGCGGCACTACTGAATGGTAATGAGGAGGACGACGATATGACTCAAGAGAAGTTCAATGAAATGATGGAAGCCTATTTAACCCAGCTGTCTAGCTTGCCTGCGACTTGGGAAAAGGATGCTATGGATTGGGCACAATCTACTGGGCTTATGGCTGGTAATAGCCAAGGCCAGTTAATGCCCAAACGCTTTATGACTCGTGGCGAACTTGCGACTGTTCTAAAGCGTTATTCCGAAATGAAGTAATGGCTACATCTAAACGAGTAAAAGGCAGACACATTTCTAAAAGAGATTTCTCAAAATAGCTGATTTGTGACATCCGCTCACTACTGTGGATTGTCACTATTTCCGGTATTCTGCTAGCTTTTTATTGCGTTCATTTAGGTTATTTAGGTACTCTACCCTGGATCAGCGCATTAGTTGGACTACCATGGTCCGCGCATGGAGTAGTTTGTTCATTCTATCTAAATATGAGTAAATCCGACCATCAAAAAGGGGGGATTACTTATGACCTCGCAATTAATGACCAACAGCAATAGCAGACAATAATCATGGACGAAGCGACTATTTAATTATAAAGGCTTAATAGATTTAATAATCTATTAAGCCTTTTTCTTATTTTAAGCTTGATTTTTCATAAAATATATGGTATTATATATTCAGAAATAGTAAAGGAGCATTAAAATTAAATGAGATATTTGAGGTCTTGTCGATGATAGTGATATATACAGATGGATCAACCTTGAAGAATGGCGCTAAAAACGCAAAAGGTGGTTTTGGAGTGGTAGTTTGTGAGGGTGAACCTCATCAAGATCCAGCAACCTATAAAGTAATCGCGGCGTACTCTGAACGCGCCGACGGCACGACAAACAATAGGATGGAAATGTCAGCTATCTTGTGGGCATTAACAAACTATGGCGCACGAGATGGAGATTTCTTTATTCCTATTGTTTACAGCGATTCCATGTATTGTGTCAATAGCTTCACCAATTGGATTAAGAATTGGAAAGCTAATGGATGGGTAAGAGCTGGTAATAAACCATTAGAAAATAAAGATTTAATCTTTGAATATGATAGACTGACAACAAAAGAAGGTCTACAGATTGATTTGCGGTACGTTAAAGGCCACAATGGAACTCTGTTTAACGAACTTGCAGACCAGCTTGCGACAGGTAAAATTACCGAACAGCAAGTGTTAGATATGTATGGAAACAGATGAATTTAAAGCTGGTCAATTTTAATAATTTTATCTTTCTTATTTTCCAATATAAATAGGAGGGATAAAAGATGAAGTATATATTAAAGGATAAAACTGAAGTAGAATCAATCTCCATTGGTAGAGCAAAAATTAAAATTGGAGAAACTATCAATAGATTAACAATTTGTGATAGAGGTCCAAATGGGAAAGGGCAAAAGTCAAGAGTTATTTGTAAATGCGATTGTGGTAATTACACAATAGTAAATCTGTAGGATTTTAGAAGTGGCAAAGTAAAAAGTTGTGGATGTCTATATAAAGATACTGACAAAAAATATTCAAAAGATTACTCGCTTGATGAGAATAATACCAACCCTTTTTATGAATATATTTCTCCTTCGAACGAGCGATGGGAGTGGTCTCATCAAATTGTGTGGAATATTAAATGTAGAAAATGTGGAAATATGTATCTAGGAATACCGACTGAGTTAATCTCTAATAAGCGAACACATGGCATGAATCCATGTAATTGTTGGAAATAGCATAGTGTTGGTGTCCAAAAGATTATAAATATTCTAACAAAAAATAATATTCCTTTTGAGTTAGAAAAGATATTTGATACTTGTTTATCTCCCAAGGGAAATCCTTTGCCATTTGATTTTTATTTACCAACTCAAAATACTTTAATTGAGTTTGATGGTGAATAGCATTTTAAGATTTCTTTTGGATAGAGCGAAGAAAAATTGATTTTACAAAAACAATATGATAAAATAAAAACCGAATGGTGTTTAAGAAATAATATTTCTTTAATAAGAGTTCCATACTTTAAGAAATTTACTAATTTAGATGAATTATTTAAGGAGGATACTTGATGGATAAACTTTACAGCGAAGACTCTATCCAGTCTTTAGCCCCACTAGAATTTTGTCGCCTTCGTCCAGGTGTTTATGTGGGAAATACAGAGTATTCCACTCAACTTTTAATAGAAATTGTGTCCAATGCCGTTGATGAGTTCCGCATTGGCCATGGTAATAAGATTATTGTTACCATTAAAAAGGATAATACGATTATCGTAGAAGATAACGGTCAGGGTTTTATCCCCAATGCTATGCGTGACGATGGTAAGACTGTTCTTGAAGCATCTTTTAGCGTATTGAACACTTCTGGTAAGTATTCTGACGACGGTGTTTATGAGGGCACTGCTCTTGGCTTGAACGGTATCGGCAGTAAGCTGACGACTTATCTGTCCCATTGGCTTGAGGTAATCACTCATCGAAATGGTAGATATGAGCATATCTGGTTTAAGGAAGGTGTCTTTGACAAGCGAGACGTCGGTGCGTGGGATAATAAGAAAAACCCTTCTGGCACTCTGGTTCAGTGGCAGCCTAATGAAGAGTTCTTCACACATCCAGAAGTGGATATACCAGTTATTATCAATCTCTTTAAGGTGATTGCATGCCTGTGTCCCGGCCTGACTATCGAGCTGAATAGAGAGGGTCAGCCGCAGGTTGTCTTCGCTTCCAAGAACGGTCTTATGGACTTAGTAGATGAAGCAGTTAAAGGTAAGGAAATCTTGAAGAACCGCTTAAACTTCAATTTTTCTGATGGCAAGAACAAGCTGGATTTAGTTCTGACCTATACAAATGCTTATTCTGCGACCATTGTTCCTTATGTAAATACCGGTCTTACAGATTCAGGTCCGCATATTACGCAAATTAAGACCATCCTCACGAGAGAAATGAATAAGTTCTTCCGTGAAAAAGGGTGGCTAAAAGATAAGGATGAAAATCTCACTGGTGAGGATTGCCAGGAAGGCATGTATATTGCCTTTAATGTGACTGCTCCCGGTGTTGCATATGATGCTCAGACTAAGAGTAGAGTTGTTAAACTCGATATGAAACCTTTTACCGCGGCAATTGCTGAGGAACTCCAGTATTGGCTTGCCGCAAACGAGAAAGATATTAAGGGAATCGCGGATAAGGCACTTAACGCTCGTAAAGCTAGAGAAGCCGCTCGTAAGGCAAGAGACGCGGCTCGTGGGGTAAAAGCAAAAAAGGAAACTGGTCTTAAGGCAAAAATGCAAATCAGTAACAAGTTTATTGATTGCACGAATAAGAATCCTAAGAATCGCAACCTTCTTCTCGTAGAGGGCTTGTCCGCAGGCGCATCTGCGGTGGAGGCCCGCAATCCCAAGACTGACTGCATCTATATGTTGCGAGGAAAGATTGTCTCTCCATTGAAAACCGCAGTAGACAAGATTCTTGCAAATCAAGAGATGTCAGATATTGTTCGTGTAATTGGTGCGGGATTTGACTCTTCTTTTGATGTCAACAAGATGAATTTTGACAAGATTGTCATTACTTCCGATGCAGATAGTGATGGCGCAGACATTGAGCTTCTGCTTATCACTTTCTTCTATACCTATATGCGTCCTCTTGTAGAAGCTGGTAAGCTATACAGAGCTGTAACTCCGTTGTATATTATTCGTCAAAAGGGAAAAGAGTATTACTGTTATTCCGAAGATGAATTAACAGAGTGGAAGAATAGTCATAGTGGTTCGTATGACTTGCTGCGTGCTAAGGGTCTTGGTGAGTTAAATCCCGAAGATTTGCAAAAGGTCTGCTTTATGAATGAGAGATATAAGCGTATTTCCATCTCTGATGCAGAGAAAACCACAGAATTGCTCAATATTCTGATGGGTAGCGCAGTTGAGCCCCGCAAGCAGTACATCTACGATAATGCTAACGAACTCGGTTTCAATTTTGAGTAATAAGGAGTGATTTTATGAGTTTGATTACAGAAGTTGATATTCTTGATGAAGCTAAAGATAACTTTCTAACTTATGCGGAAGAAGTTCTAACCGATCGTGCGATTCCCGCCGCGGAAGATGGCCTCCTTAGTGCTCAGCGAAAGATTCTTTGGACAATGGAAGATTACCTAAAGATGGATAACAAGAGTAAGACTAAAAAGTGTAATGCCATTATTGGTTCTACTCTGGCAACATCTTACTTCCATGGCGATATTGCCTGCTATGGCGTTCTGCGGAAGATGGCGCAGGAGTTCCTCATGCGCTATCCTCTTGTAACTGGACAGGGACAGTTGGGCACGCAGGAAAATAACGATATGTTCTCATCCTCTCGTTATACTGAGGCTAAGCCTTCTAAGTTTACCGACTTGATGATGAATGACTTTAGTAAGAATGTTGTTCCTACTAAAGAGACTTATAATGGTGAGTTCCAAGAGCCTATCGTTCTTCCCTCGCTATTCCCAAACGCAATCTGTAACGGTCGTCAGGCAATCGGCATTTCTATGGCACATAACTCTGCTCCGCACAATCTGACAGAGGTATGTAATGCTGCTATTGCTTTGATTGAGAAGGGTGAACTGACTATTGATGAAGTATTGTCTTATATCCCCGGTCCGGACTTCCCTCTCGGCGGTACAGTTCTTAACATTAAGGATGTGCGGGCAGCCTTTGCGTCCGGTAAGTCTAATATCTCTCTGAAAATCCAGGGTGATTATGAGATTGATGGGCAAGACATTATCTTTACCAGCATCCCTTATCGCACCTACCGCAATAAGATTAAGGAACAGATTGAGAAGAACATTGATGTTTTGAGTGAGCTGATTGATGACTTCGATGATGAGTCTAATATCGGTCAGAACAAGCTGGTTTTCCATGTGAAAGATGGAGTGTCTGTATCTAAAGCATTGAATAAATTATTCTTGCTGACAGATTTACAGTCCACTTTATCCTATAACATGAATTACATCGTTAATGGCACTCCTAAGCTGTGTTCTATGATTGACTTGCTCCATGCTTATGTTAACCACCAAGAAGATGTCCTTGTTAACGCTACAACCTTCGATAAGGAGAAGGCTGAAACAAGAGCACATATCCTTGAGGGTCTGATCGCCGCAGTTGATAAGATTGATGAAGTAATTGCATTGATTAAGCAGTCTGCGGGACGGGCTGATGCGAGAACTAAGCTAATGGATTTCCTCTCTGTTGATGAGGCGCAGGCAAATGCAATTCTCGATATGAAGCTCGGCAAATTAACTCGTATTGATAAAGAAGAATTAGTTAATGAGCTAAAGGAAAAGAAAGAGTTTATTGCTAAGTGTATTGAAATCTTAACTAATAAAGAAGTAAGAAATAAAGTCTTAATCTCTAAGATTACTCAGTTAAGAGATACTTATGGCGATGCTCGTAGAACTAAACTTCTCAATACCGACATTCCTAAGCAAGAGAAAGAAGTAGTGGTTGTAGAGCCGAAGGATTGCGTGGTCATCGTTACTAAGAAGAACACTATTAAGCGCATTGATGCTAAGAACTTTAAGGCTCAAAAGCGTAATACCACTGGTGTTAAGACAGGTGACATTGTTCTCTTTTCACAGAAGACTAACAC